GATCAAGACCCGCGAGTACCGCGCCAAGTGCGCCGCGCCCATTCGCTGGCCGATGCTGCCGACGCCTGACGTGCAGGGCGTGTTCCATGCGTGGCTCGGAAACCTTCCTGCCAAAAAGATCCCGACGTCCGTGCCCACTATGCCCGCGCGCATTATCCGGCTGCTGGTCGACGACGAGATGGAGGTGGCGTGAAATACGCCCTCAGAGCCGATCGAAACCAGCCGGAGATAGCGGCGGCACTGCGGAGTATCGGCGTGACCGTACAGCCCCTGCATACGATTGGCAGAGGCATTCCCGATCTGCTTTGCACGTTCAGAGGACGGACATTCCTCGTCGAGGTCAAGGATCCGACCAAGCCGAAGTCCGATCGCCAGCTCACCCCGGCTCAGCGCAAGTGGCATGCGGAGTGGCCTGGCGAGATTCACGTTGTCGAGACCGTCGAGCAGGCGATCGCCGTAGCGCACCAGATTTCAACCGAGCGGCGGGCCGCTCTTCTCGCTTGACCATCGCCAGGAGCAAACGATGCCTATCATCCGCGAATCGACCAGCGAGGCATGGATTGCCGTGCTTGAGCTGCGCCTGAAATTGATTAAAAAAGCGATCCGGGCCGGGGATGTCACCACCGCAGCCCGAGAGGCGCGCGAGCTCACCGCCTCATCCGAAATCGTCGAGGATGAGCTATGGCGGGAATTCGGGGTTGCGCGGTCAAGGAAAGTCGTGTACGAGAATCATCCGGATTCCGTACTATAATCGCGGGCAACCGGGGAGAGAGAACCATGCTCAAGTTTCGAGGAAAACCGAGCCACGAGTGCGCGCCTAAGGAATGGCGCACGACACCGAATGTCACCGGCGACTACGATTTCGACGCCAGCATGTCGCGCTCGACCAATGCCGACGTGCCGGCGCGTCTCAAGCTCTACCTGCTGTCCGACGAGACGGGATACGGGCCTCGGACCGGGTATCAGGGCTACAGCGGCTATTCGGGAGACGATTAATGAGACCCTCCCGCAAACCCTCACCTTGCGTCAAGTTCTCGCAGGCGCTGTTCGATGGCATCTGCGCTCGCCTGGCGGAAGGCGAGAGCTTGCGCTCGATCTGCGAGGCTATCGACATGCCGGACCGCCACACGGTCACGAATTGGGCCAAGGGCACACCCGAGCTTCAGGCGCAGTACGACGCAGCTTGCACGGCCCGCGAAGAGACGTATTTCGAGCAGATCATCGAGATCGCGGACACCGCCGACGATCCGGCCAAGGCGCGAAATCAGATCGAAGCGCGGAAATGGACGCTCGCGAGGATGAACCGAAAGAAGTACGGCGAGCACGTCAAGCAGGAGATCACGGGCGCCGACGGCGGGCCGTTGCAGCACATGGTCTCGAATTCCAGCGATCTGCTCGGCAAGATCCGGGGGGGAGCATGATCGTCACGACCTACGTGTGCGACTGCTGCGACGCTCAGTCGAAGACCGGCGCATCGTTCACGCAGGCGACGATCGCCAGCTCATCGCCGGGCGTGACGAATACGGCGCTGCTTTGCGGTGTGTGTAGCAAGGCCGCATCCGATGCTGCCCAGGCGGCGCTAAAGGCCCTCAAAGGCACGCAGACGGGCGTGGTGCTTCCGTGAAGCTCTGGGACCTGTCACTGCGCGATGCGATTGTCGAGTGGGACAAGTGGGATAGCGGCGGCACTGATCTGTCGGGCATCCGAGCGCTGTGCCAGGCAGACAGGTACTACCTGCTCGTGAAGGTGCTGAACCGGGTCGACATGCTGCATCCGTGGGTCTATGACCGGTGCAGGGAGGTCGAGCGCGACCCGGACAGCCATCTGGACCTGTGGGCGCGCGAGCACTTCAAGTCGTCGATCATCACGGTTGGCGGCGGCATCCAGTCGATATTGCAGGACCCGGAGACAACCATCGGACTGTTCAGCCACACAAAGCCGATCGCCAAAGGGTTCCTAGCTCAGATCAAGCGTGAGTTTGAAAGCAACGCTCTGCTGAAGGCGGCGTTCCCCGACATCCTGTACGCCGATCCGCAGAGAGAAAGCCCAAGCTGGTCACTCGACGGCGGGATCATCGTCAAGCGCAGCAGCAACCCGAAGGAAGCAACGGTAGAGGCCCATGGACTTGTTGACGGTCAACCTACTTCTAAGCACTTTCGTAAGCTCATCTATGACGATGTCGTTACTCGCGAGTCTGTGTCGACGCCGGAACAGATTGCGAAGACCACAGAGGCTTGGGAACTATCTGACAACCTTGGGACTGTTGGCGGCGTGCGGTGGTATGTCGGTACTCGATATAGCTACGCTGATACGTACGACGCAATGATGAAGCGCGGTTCGGTGAAGCCGCGGCTGTACCCGGCAACCGACAACGGGCAGATCGATGGCAAGCCGGTGCTGCTCAGTCAGGATGAGTGGGATCGTCGTGTACGGGATCAAGGTGAAGCCACAATTAGCTGTCAGATGCTTCAGAATCCGCTTGCCGGGCATCAGCGCATGTTTGACGTTGACGACCTACAGGTCTATGAAGTCCGGCCTGAGGTCCTCAATGTTTATATCCTTGTCGATCCTGCAAGGTCGAAGAAGAAAGACTCCGCGAATACTGCTATGGCGGTCGTGGGGGTGGATAAGAGCCTGAACAAGTTCCTGCTCGACGGGTACAACCACAAGATGGACCTGAGCGAGCGATGGCTGTACATGCGCAACCTTTACCTGCGGTGGATGCGTCAGCCGGGCGTGCAGCACCTGAAGGTTGGCTACGAGAAGTTCGGCGCGCAATCCGATCTGGACTACTTCCAGGAGCAGATGCGGGGCGCGGGGCCGCGGTTCGAGATCGTTGAGCTAGGCTGGCCCTCGGATGGAGACGGCGCCAAGATCGACCGCGTGCAGCGCCTGGGACCGGACTTTCGCAATCACAAGCTCTTCCTGCCGTACGCGACGCACAAGGACAATCTCACGTCGGTGCAGCGCAAGATGATTGCCGAAGGCCGGGACGAACTGGTCGCCGCGCGGGTACGCAGGAAGGACGAGAACGGGAACATCTACGATCTGAGTGATCAGTTCAAGTTGCAGGCGCATTACTTTCCGTTCGGCGGCCTGAAGGACCTCGTGGACGCGGTGAGCCGCATATACGATATGGACGTGAAGCCGCCTGTGTTTGTGGACACGAGCGCACTTGAACCGGAATTTACGTGAAAGCAGAAATCAGAATCCCCGTGCAAGGAAAGCCGCATCTGCAACGCTTCTATGGAAAATGGAGCGTTAGGTACGCGGCGGTGTCCGATTGGAGCCGCATCGGGAAGGCGATAGCATGGGCTACCGGAATGAACCAGGTGACTCGCTCGAAACTTAACCTTTCCTACAACGAGAGACGACATGGATAGCTTTACCAAACAAGTTGATTTACACGATTCACGTCCCGGCGGCATACCTGCTATGCCCGGCCGAGTAATACGAGGAGAGGATCTCTGGAAGGCACTCGAATTCGTTCGAAGATTGCCGATGGCATCGTCCTGGGATGCGGATCAGGTTATCCGAGAGGCCGAGAAAATACTTAGTTGGGTCTCGAAGGATTGATCATGGCTAACCCCATCCCGCCGACCCTCGGCTATCCGGTAACGACCCGCTCCTACAGCTGGCAGGACGAGGTGGAGCGGCAATGGGGAAGTGAATGGGCGCGGCCGGACATCGCATACGTGATGAGCAACAGTCGCAAGTTCGACAGCACGGATCGATACACGACAGGCATCTACGCGCCGGGCGTCACGCCATGGTTCATGGTGCGGCTGGACACGCAGTACCCGGACCAACCGGGATTCGTCATGCTCGACGGCGGCGGCGCCGTACTACTGGGGTGAACATGGGACACGAACTCATCGTTGCGGATCACGACGGAATCCAGGACATGGACCGGGCGAAGGACGTGACGGACATGCTCTGCAAGGAATATCCGGGGCATCCGTGGATCGTGAACGCTCAGGACGGCTCTGTGTGGATCAGCCTGCTTACCAGCCAGCCGTTCGGCCAGTATTGCTACTTCATCAACCAGAAGGACGTGACGAGCCCGACGACGCTGCGTGAGCTTACGATCCGGGGCGGCGGTGAGTTCCTCGAAC